GGAGATAATGAGCTTCTTTGCAAATCTCTCTCCAAAACTTCTCCTGCATAGTTAATTTTTATATTTTTAGCATCAATTGCATTTTCAGAAGGAGTTGGAGAAGCATCAGTCCCGTAAGTTGTCTCCTCTTTTGCCAATAAAACTTTCTGTTTTGCTAACATCTTTCACCTCCTATTTCTTTTTTTCTCAACCCTCTCAAATTCCGTCCCGTTACATTGCGGACAAGGCGGAAGTCTGTCCGTGTTCTCATCTAACGTTATAACCTTGCCACAGTTAAGGCACTTGTATCTGCCCTTTTTCGTAGCAAACTTCTCCCCAGTCTCATAAACTCCGACATATTTACCGGTCTTTGCGTCTCTAAAATAAACCGTTATTTTATCCACAATCCACCTCCTACGTTCTTTCTTTCGTATCCTGTCTAAATCTTACCTCAACATCTATCGCGAATCCTCTGACAGGATATTCCACAAATTCGTATCTTGTCTCAATAAAAGTCGTATGAATTGCATATCCTCCCAGAGTCCTATCCGCAGAAATTGCCTTTTTAACATCATTTTCAAAATCCAGAATCCCTTTATAATTTGCGTCTCCAACGATTTGTTTATCTTTGTTTTTAACAGAAATAAAGCCGATTATTGCAACTGAAAGCCTTAAATCCTGTCTTCCGTAAACACCGTCGCTTTCTACAATTCTTACCGGTTCAAGAATAATAACAGGAAATTGCACTATTCCCTCCCGATATCCTAAAAAAACATTCTTTACATAACTTAAATCTGAACTATTTTCCAAAATTGTTTTAAGCTGGCTCAAAATATCAGCTGGCTTACTCATAAAATTTCCTCTTTCTAATAATCATCCAAGCAATTCTAAGTCTTAACCTCAAAGGTAAAGCCAAAATTCCTGCTAAAAACTGTCTTATCACTTCCTGCCGATATTTTTTAACTTCTTGCTTTATCTTTTTGCTTACTTTTTGCCTCATCCTTCTAAAGCTCTATTTATAGCCTCTATCATCGTTTTGATAATTGCTGATCTATCTTGCTCAAGTGTTCTTGACATATATCTTCTTGCCGGAATTTCCACGCTCTTTTTTAAAAAGAACAAAGGCACTATTTTTCTTTTTCCTTGCTTCTGCCAGATAATTCCCCCTCTAACAAAAGTATCTTCAAAATCCCTTGCTGAAATACGCCTCATCACCCCTGCTTTTGTCAGTGCATATTTGCTTGGAATTGTTAAATATTTAACTCTTCTTGCGGTTATCGTTCCGCCCGTCTCATGAATATTCGCATACTTTACCCGTTCTCCAGTTCTTACTCCACTTCCAATTACACCAACCAATCCTTCTTCTTCTATATTGACCCTGCTTCCAATGCTTGCTCTTAACCTTCCTGTCCTCACTTTTAAATACTTTCCACTAACATTTGCCTTTAAATCTCTCTCTACCATTAATGTTGCTTTCCTGAATGCATTAGCAAGAATTCTTGTTCTGCTTTTAGGAGAAACTTTGTCCAATTTTCCTAAAATCTTTTTTAAATCTTCTCTACTGATATGACACTCAATCATCTTATTCTCCTGTATCTGTCCAAAATTTTATAAGCTTCCTCTCTCAACTTCTGCGGTCTTATCTGTTGTCCTTCTCCTTCCACTACATTCACCGAACCTTGTCCTAAAAGATACTCTGCTGCCACAAGTTTTATAACCGCCTGTTCCAAATCTGCTGGAATAGTCGTATAACCGGCATTGTAAACTATCTTTATATTCTTTTTCCCTTTGCTAAAAACTGAACCATCTAAAACTACTTTACCTTCTTCGGAGTAAATTACATAATCGGATGGGTCTATTAAAGTATCTGCTCCAAAATCCCTATCAGGATCATCATAAAGCTCGCTTACAGAGTTTATTGGATAATTGTCTACTAAAAGCGTATCTGTGCCATCTCCGTCATAATATTCCGTATAATCGGTAGCCTCAAAATCCCTCTGGCAATACTCTTTAACCTCTTTCTCCACCCTGGAAATTAAATTTGTCAAAAGAGTATCGTCGTTATTATCTGTAATCCTTAAAAATTCCTTTACTTTTGTTAAACTTGTTAAAGCCATCTTTCTCCTTTAATGAAACGCCCCGCCTTTTTAGCGGGGCAATCCATTTATTTCTTCTTTTTTATCTTTGAAGGCTCAACCACCAAAGTGTTAGGGCAATTATCACATCCGAATGCATCTTTAAGCTTTACTGGCACATCAAATTCTTTTCCGCATTTTGGACAAACCATTTTAATCGTTTTTTCTCCGGCCATATCCTCCTCCTTTTTTAATCAAAGGGGAAGGCAAAAGTCCTCCCCAGAGTTAGCTTTATGAAGCTGCTGTTAGCAATCTGCAGAAGGCATCAGGCATTGCTAAATTTGGAGCTAATCTATCCTTCACTCTGAAGCGAGTCTGGTCAGTGTCAAACTTTCCGTAAGGATCAATATCCACTTCCATTTGCCCTTGTCTTCTTCCAATAAGGTAATATCTTAAATCACCAAATGCCACAAATGGAGTATTTGCCGCAGAAGAAGAAGGAGCTTGCTCACTTTCTGTGTAAGGATATTCCCAAATAGTTGGAGGCACTCCATTCCCTGGTTTGGCATAAATGTAGTTATTATTGCTGTCTTTCAATGTTCTGATGTAGTGCATAATTGTTCTGTGGAAGAAAAATCTTGCTCCTGTCCTTCTGTTAGCAGGAATTTTGGAGATCATCTCGCTTAAAGCGTCTGCGGTTATGTCGCTGAAGTTAGTCTTTCCACTTCCAAGTTGCACGCTGTTGCTTACCTGTCCGGAGAGAATTCCATAAGCAGGAGAACCATCTCCATTGAGCACTGTATAATCAAGCTTTGCCCCTATTGCTTCTGCAAACTGTTCAGTTAAAAACCCGACAAGGTCAAAAGCAGTATCCTGGAGCAGCTCATTGCTGATTACGGCTAATGCAGCGAGTTTCTTTGCGGTTAAGGTTACCTGTCCAAAAGTTCCCTCAGACTCTGTTATACTTGCTTCTTCATCTACCCAGTAAGCCTGAGGTTTTGTTGCTTCTTTAGGAAACTTTCTTGTCATCTCTGACATTGGCACTATTCTGCAGAATTGCAAAGCAAAAGATTGCTCTCTTGCAAATGCTAAAATCTCCTGCGCATATGCCTCAGGAACAAGATAACCACCTTCAGAGCCTGTCCCTTCTTGAAGTGCAGCCTTTTGATAAAATTTCTTTAGTTCTGCCTTTGCTTCGTAATCTCCTTTTAAAGCTTTAGCCAAGTTGATCATAAACTTTGCATACTCAAAGAATTTTTCGTCCTCTGCAAACACGGGATGAATAATAGAATTCTTTTGAGCTTTCTCTCTCAACTGCACAGCTTGCTTCTCCAGTTTGTATCCTTTAAAAGTGGTCTCTATTACATTGATGTTGACCTTCTTAACCGGCAAGCTCTCAATTTTGGAGACTTTTTCCTCAATATTTTTTACCTTCTCATCCACACTTTTAGAAATTTCCTCCTTAAACTTTTTAAGAGGCTCTTGGATTGCCTCTTTTACAGCTTCCTTGATTTTATCCATCCTTGCCCTCCTTTTTTGCTTCCAGAATTTCCTCAGCCACTTCCCTCAAGGCATTCTTCAACTCCTCCTCTCCTGGAGTAGCATTGGAGTCTTTCTGCTCCCGCCCTCCGAAGAGGATTTCTGAATAATGCCCTGAGGACTTTTCTATAAGCCCTGCTTGAATAAGAATTTCTTCTTCAAATATATCCTTGAGCTCCTCAAGATCATATTCTCTAAATTCAGGAGGCTCTTTATCAAATTGGGCATAATGTTTTTTCAGATGGTTATAAACTCCCTTTTTGTCTTTTGATGGAATATCTACTCCACCTCTTGCTCCTAAAAGTGCTGCCATTGCTGCTGCAACTCCACGCCATACAGTTACTATCGCACCGTTAACAATATCGTGATGAGGCAATTTATAAGCCCCATAATTGGTTGCATTAGCCGAATCAAACCAGGCAAATCCCCGAGCATATTTTTTCCAGTTAATTTTGTTCTTATCAGGTCCACCTGCCCAAACTGCCAGTCTTCTTCTTGCTGCTGTTGCGTCCCAAGCCCTGTTTTCATCTGCTTTTCCTTCCGGCCTATAAGGCACTACACCTTTTTGTTCCATTTCGCTGTCAAGATCGCCTTGTGCTTTTTCCTTCTCATCTTTTTCTTCTTCTCCCTTCTCAAAATCGCCTCGCAATTCTTTGTATTCATCGCCATTATCATCCTCCTCCCATTTAAAAGCCTTTAAAGCCATCTCTACAAGTTCTCCTTCAATTCCTTCCTGCCCTCGCCTCGCCTGAAGAGCTTCTCTATTTGCAGGAATTAGAACCTGGCTAATCTCCAAAAGCTCCACATCGGTATAAACCCTTCTAACTTTCTCCTTCTCTAAGTCTTTATCTTCCCACTCGTAAGGGATAAACCCTACCGAGTAGGCAGCAATTCCCTTTGAAGCTAATTTAAACGCCCAGTCTGCCTCAGGATTACCTTCTCCGACGTAATATTTGAACTTTGCCACCAATCCTTCCTCTGTAATCTTTATTGAAACTGCCTCTCCAATTTGCTTCATTAAATTGCGATAGTCGTGCGAACTTAAAAGCACAGGATGTTCTCTGTAATATTTGAGTCTCTTTTTAAAAGCTTGAGGTAAAATAATTTCTAAATCTCTATCTACCGCATTAGTAGAAACTACTGCCTCAACTGTAAACTCTTTTTCATCTACCGCTTTAATCTTTGCTTTGTAAGTTTTAAAAATCTTCTTCTCCATCTCTTACACCTCCTCTATTACAGGCTGAATTGTGCATCTACAATTAATAACCTCCTCGGGAGGGCCATCTCCTCCCGGATAATCAAGCCCATTAGAAAACCGTTCGTTTATTAAAACTTCTTCTCCATTTATCGCAGCGTGAGAATCTCTCACTGCTTCATCTCCTGCGGTAACCCATCTTTTCTTCTTTACCCCTGCCTCTTTATAATACAAAACCGTTCCGCCGTTTACAGCTCCAGTTGTCTCAGTCCTTGCGATAACTTTAGCTCGTGTAGAAGCCATATTGTAAACTCGCCTGACTCTATCTGCTATCTGATTTATCGTTTCTCCCTCTCTTATCGCCTCATCTATTTCTGCCTGTAGCTGTCGCCTTACAGTATCATTGATTCTCGTTATTTTCTGGCAACTGGCTGTTAAAAATGCCCTCATTCTGCTCTGTAAAATATTCTCGTCTACTTCCACCCCAACACCATCCCTGCCGAGATTAACTCCAACTTCTATTGCGCCCCAAAGATATTGCTTAATCATCCTGATAAGCTCCTCATTCTCATCATCCCAATCCAAAAGATTACGGGCATCAATTGTTTTTACCGCCTTACCTCCAAGATTTGCCAAAGCTCTCTTTCTCTG